TTCCAATGCCCTGTGATAGTTGTTCTGCGCTTGCTGGGCAGCTTGTCCGTGTGAGGCCACCTTGGCCTTGATATCGGCCGTGAAGTATTTGACCTTGGTAACTGTTGCCTGGGGAGATTGGGTTTTGACTATTTGTTCAGAGAAAAGCCGATAGAGGTCAAGCCACTTGTACTCTGAATACTTCAGGCGACCATAGTAGAGATTATAACCATCGATATAGACAATCGTTTTCACAGCTTATTTTTCGTGCCCCAGAAATGAAAAAACCGCCTTGCGGCGGTTTTTCCGCCCCAAGCGGAGGTCAACTGAATGATCCCGCAAGGGGTGAGTCGTTATACAGATTATCGGTCACTATGCTGAAAAACTCAAGCCCGATTCACTTTCGACGGTCTTGACCCCCTCAAATTACCATATGTCATTGATTCCTAACATATCTCCTAACCTCTCCCTAACCGGCTCCTAACCGCCAATCCCGCATTCTTTCTCCTGCATTCCGCAAGAACCGTCAGGAGAAAGAAATGACAGTAAAACATCTTAATCAGGCCGAACTGGCCGACCGCTGGGGCGTCTCCCAGCGGACTCTGGAGCGCTGGCGCGCTATCGGCTGGGGGCCTTGCTTCCTGAAGATGGGTGGCCGCGTTGTTTACCGCCTCGAGGATATCGAGGCATACGAAATCCAGCATATGCGTGCATCGACATCTGAGCCTGCCAGTCAGCCACAGGTGGGAGGTGCCGTATGAGTATCACTCTGGAAACTGCCAGGGACTTTTCGGTGGCAGAGCTGACAGGTCTCCCGGCAAAAGACCTGATGCAGTTGCAAGCTGCAGCCACGAATGCCCTGCAAAAAGCCAAAGAGCTCAAAGACTGGATCGATGGCTCCATCGCGCTGAAGTACGAAGTCCAGACCAAGGCTTTACGCGCACAAACGGGTAAGGACACCGGGACTGTCCACTTTGATGATGACGGCGTCCGCGTCACGACCAACCTTCCCAAGAAACCGGTGTGGGACCAGAAGAAGCTGGCCGAGATCGCCAGGCGCATTACTGCTAGTGGTGACGATCCCAGCGAATACCTGGACATCACTTACAAGGTCGCCGAGCGCAAGTACACCGCCTGGCCGGAGAGCTTACGCGAGTCATTCGCTCCCGCTCGCACGCTCAAGACCGGTAAAGCCACCTTCCAACTGATCCCGATTGAGGAGTAAAGCCATGTTTAAAAAACAGACCCTGCTCGAAAGACTGAAAAAGCACCATCCTTATATGTTGGAAGAGCTCCCCGAAGTCGTCGGCTCTGACGCTGAAGAGGTCGCGCTCGAGGACAGCACGCTTGATCAGATCGCCTTCGCGATCCTCGCGCTTGAATCTGAGATCCGCCCCCTCAGTCGGCGGTTGAACGCCTTGCGCGATCTCTACGATCTTGCTCGCAAACGTGGTGCCCTGGGTGCCCATCGTATCGGTGACACCTTCTCGAATGAGGAGGAGCACTCATGAGCTTGCCTATTATTTCCGCCGATCAGCGGCTGGCCGAGAAGCGCGGTATCAAAGGTTGCATCTTCGGTAAGTCCGGCATCGGTAAAACCAGTCTGCTGTGGACTCTGGAACAAGAGAACACGCTGTTCTTTGATCTAGAGGCCGGCGATCTGGCCATCGAAGGATGGTCAGGCGACAGCATCCGCCCCAAGACCTGGCAGGAATGTCGCGATTTTGCCGTGTTCATTGGTGGTCCCAATCCCGCGCTACGGGAAGACCAACCATACAGCCAGGCCCACTTCGATGCGGTATGCGAACGCTTTGGTGATCCGGCTGTGCTGGAGAAATACGAAACCGTTTTCATTGACTCGATCACGGTTGCGGGCCGTCTCTGCTTCCAATGGTGCAAGGGACAACCGCAGGCATTCAGTGAGCGCACCGGCAAGCCGGACAACCGTGGAGCCTACGGCCTGCATGGTCAGGAGATGATTGCCTGGCTGACCCATCTACAGCACACCCGTAACAAGAACATCTGGTTCGTCGGTATTCTTGATGAGCGAATCGACGATTTCAACCGCAAGGTGTTCCTGCCCCAGATCGAGGGCTCGAAAACCGGTCTTGAGCTGCCCGGCATTGTCGATCAGGTGATTTGCATGGCGGAGATTACTGACGATGAAGGTCAGTCCTGGCGTGCCTTCATTAACCACACGCTGAATCCATATGGCTATCCCGCCAAGGACCGCAGCGGCCGTCTGGAAATAATCGAGGAACCACATCTCGGTCGGCTGATGGCCAAGATCCATACCCCCGTAAAACCGGCAGTGGAGCGACTTGAGTTTGGCCGCCCATCCGCTTCCACCGCCGACCCTCAACCCTCTAATGAAAGTGAAGGAGTTTAACCATGACATCCACTTGGAATGATTTCAATTCAGCCGACGATCAAAACAACTTTGATCTGATCCCCAAAGGTACCCTGGTAAAGGTACGTATGACCATAAAGCCCGGTGGCTACGATGCCCCGGCACAGGGCTGGACCGGTGGTTATGCCACTCAAAGCCATACCACGGGTTCTGTGTACCTCAATTGTGAATTCGTGGTGCTGGAAGGCAACTACGCCCGCCGCAAGATGTGGAGCCTTATCGGACTGCACAGCAATAAAGGTCCGGAGTGGGCCAACATGGGGCGCGCCTTTATCAAAGGCATTCTGAATTCCTCCCGTGGTTTACACCCGCAGGATAATTCCGCTCAGGCTCAGCAAGCGCGACGCATCAGTGGTTTTGCCGACCTCGATGGTATCGAGTTTGTCGCCAAGGTCGAGATGGATAAGGACCAGTACGGCGATGACAAGAACGTCATCAAGATGGCGATCACACCGGACAAGAAGGAATACGCCGGGGTGATGGGCAGTGTTCCGTCTCAACCTGCACAGCCAGCACAAGCTGCCCAACAGGCATCAACACCAGCAGCGGCACCTACGGGTCGTCCAAGCTGGGCGCAATAAGGAGGGGTTGAGATGATACTAAGGCCCCGCCAGAAAATGTTTGTCGAGCGCAGCATCAAAGCGCTCAACGAGCATGGTAACACCCTGGGTGTTGCACCGACCGGTGCCGGTAAAACCATCATGCTCTCCGGCGTTGCCGGAGAGTTGTTGGAAGACACCGACGCCAAAGCCTGTGTACTGGCTCACCGGGATGAGCTGACCAGCCAGAATGAAACCAAGTTCAACAAGGTCAATCCCAGTATCAAGACATCTGTATTTGATGCCCGAGATAAATCCTGGGCGGGTCAAGCTACCTTTGCCATGGTCCAGACACTGTCACGGGATAATAACCTCAGACAAATGCCAAAGCTCGACTTGCTGGTGATTGATGAGGCCCATCACGTCGCAGCGCCCAGCTATGCTCGCATCATCGATCATGCCCGCGAGCAAAACCCGGATATTGCTGTATTTGGTGTGACCGCTACTCCCAATCGTGGAGACCGCAAGGCACTGCGCCCGGTATTTAGCAATGTGGCAGACCAGATTGGATTGGGAGAACTGATCCAGTCTGGTCATCTGGTGCCGCCGCGTACTTTTGTTGTGGATGTGGGCACCCAGGGAGCACTGGCCGACGTCAAGCGGACAGCTGACGAATTCGATATGGCAGAGGTCGATGCCATTATGAACAAGGCTCCCATCACGGATGCCGTGATCAAGCAGTGGAAGGAAAAAGCCGGTGACCGGAAAACCGTGGTTTTCTGTTCCACTATCGATCATGCACGGAATGTGGCTGACGCGTTTATAGCATCCGGAGTCGAGACGGTTCTGGTCCATGGCGAACTGTCAAAGCGTGAACGTGAATCTGCTCTGTACCGATTCGAACAGGGCGACGCTCAGGTGATCGTTAATGTTGCGGTACTCACCGAAGGCTGGGACCACCCGCCAACCGATTGCGTCATCCTGCTACGGCCCAGCTCATATAAATCCACGCTGATTCAGATGGTGGGCCGTGGCCTGCGTACCGTCGATCCCAACGAACATCCGGGCGTCACCAAGTCAGATTGCATTGTGCTTGATTTTGGCACCAGCACCTTGCTGCATGGCTCGCTGGAACAGGACGTCAATCTTGATGGCCGGGATCTCAATGGCGAAGCGCCGCAGAAGGAATGTCCCGAATGCGGTGCACAGGTCCCTGCCGCTTCCATGGAATGTCCACTATGTGGTCATACATGGGAGCGAAAAGAATCAGATGACAAGATCGAGCTCACCGACTTTGTGATGTCGGAGCTGGACTTGCTTAAGCGCTCGTCTTTCCGCTGGTGTGATCTGTTTGGTGACGATGGTGCATTGATGGCCACCGGCTTTGATGCCTGGGCTGGCGTTTTCTTCCTCAGTGGTCGTTGGTTCAGCGTCGGCGGTGGCAAGAATCTGGGCACCCATCTGTTGGCATTGGGCGAGCGCACTGTTTGCATCGCTGCAGCAGATGACTGGCTCAATGAGCATGAAACCGAAGACACCGCTCTTAAATCGCGGCGCTGGTTGAACCAGGCTGCGACACAACAGCAACTGCGTTACCTGCCGCCCGCCTATCGACAGGATTTTGGACTGACACGTTATCAGGCTTCCTGCTTGTTGGCATTCCAGTTCAACAAACGCGACATCCAGTCCCGTGTCTTCGGCGCAGCCGATAGCAAGGAGGCTGCGTGATATGTGCAATCTGTGGACGAGAGGGACGTGGTTTCTGTTGGTTATCGCCGAGCAGAGCTGGAGTAAAACGTCAGTTCAAACGGTTCTGCTCAATGCAATGCCAGTCATTGCATGCCAAACGCATCAAGTCTGGAGGTGGTGTTGTGATTGATCCCACCCATAACGAAA